GCCTCAAACATCTCATCCGCCGACACGATAATCTCCGTGTGATCTGACCCGATCCAATCGGCAACCTTCCTCGCATACATCACATCCGCACTCCCCGCCATCCCAATCGTAAACGTCTTCAGCGGAGGCGCCCCAGCTGCCTTCAGCTCGTCGGCAACCAGCGCGGCGATTAAACTACTGTCAAGCCCCCCACTCAACAGGGCAGCAACGGGTCTTTCTGTCAGCATCCGCTTCTTCACAGAGGCGACGAGGGCAGTCCGAACCGCCTCTGTTGCCGCAGACAGGCTGTCAAAGAGGGGCAGCTTCTGGGTTGATACGACGTGATAATTCGTGCAATGAACACACTGCAGGGTTCTAGAATTATACACTTGTAGCATACCAGGTTTGAACGGAATAATCTCGTCGGCAACATCTACGAGACTCTTCATCTCGCTGCCAAAAAAGAGGCGCGTGCCGTGCTTTGTCATAGTCTTACCGATGTACAAAGGCCGCACACCATACGGGTCGCGTGCAACAATGATGCGCTCCTGTTCGGTGTCAATGATCACACATGCAAACACGCCATCTATGGAACGAAACATTGCGCCCAGGTCCTCCATCCGAACCCCCTTATACAGTTTGCCGATGATCTCGCAATCACTGCCAGATCTACAGGCGATTCCGTGTTGTAGGGCAAGGGCCTTCCAATTGTAGATTTCGCCGTTCACCATCCAGGCGATTCCGTCGTGTGTCATCGGCTGCATTCCCTCTGGACAGAGTCCGTTGATTGCGAGGCGGGTGAACCCGAGAGTCCCGATGTTCATACAATGGAGAACAGTAGTCTGTTCTGGCCCGCGCGCCTTCAGGTATTCAATACATTCGGTGAAATCCTCCCCATCGGTATCGGTGCCAAATGCTGCCCAAATACCACACATATCTGTTGGTACTTTCTGCTGAAATCTATAGGCCCCGTGTAGAATGGACGCAAGTGACAAGACTCGCAGGGATCTCACGAAGACTGTGTGGACGTATTACAAGAATGTAACTGCCGCCGCCCAGCCGGCGTGCAATTTAAGCACGTGTGGTGTGCCATTAGGATCTGCCTGTATTATATCCTATCCAACCTATGAGGTCAAGTACCAGCTCGGTGAGGGGCGTTACAACACCTCCTGTTCCACATTGTCCACGATATGTTATCCTTGAAGCTTTAAGGAAACCATCCGTATAAAGCAGGATGGCCTCGGAACGGTCTGGACTTCTGTCAGAAGGAGCCTTATACGAAACAATTGCTAGAGGAAATAAAGATACCTATTTCTTGAGCAAGAACGCCTGCGGAACCACCATCAATCCGTTTGAGACGAGATATTTACGGACACCTGGAACTGTCAGCGAGCTCCGTCGCACAACCCCCCTCAACGGCCCGGATTTTGGACGAGCCTGTGAATTTGAATTTGACGTTGCAGGCGATATTTTCATTGAACCCACTCTGTTGATTGATCTACCTTCGTGGCTCCCGCCGGCCGATGCCTTACTCAATGAGACATCTGGCTATTCCATTGCCACACCTGCAGGGCGGCAATACGGCTACACACGCGGAATCGCGTATTTCCTGTTTTCCAAGATTCAGATTTTCCAGGACAAGATTCTACTGCAGGAATTCAGCGGCGATACTTTATGGGCCTCCAGGCTTTCCAGGGGATCCTTGAATTCAGCCTACCTAGACCAGAAATTATCAGGAATGGGCGATCCATCGGTACCACTGTATCGTAATGCAACTCCCGGGCGTTTGCGACTGCAATTACCGATGATTGGTGGTGCTCAAGGTCTGCCGAGCATTGGAATGAGGCGGCAGACATTTCGTCTTCGGCTTGTCTTACGTTCTCTGGAGGATTGTGTGGAATGTACGGATGATACTGTGCTGCGCCCTGCCCCTTGGACAGAACCCGTGTTTACAGTGACTGACCCAAATGCGACAACAACCTCGGTGAAGCCGATTGCGAGGGAGCTCATCGCCAAACCTCTCTTGCAATTGGAATCGCGCCATATTTACGCAGACCCAGAGTCACGTGGGGCTCTAGAGTCAAAAAACCACGAAATTCCGTATTCCCTATTGTACGAGAACACGTTCACATTCGGCGGACTGGATTTCACCACATCTACTGCGTTAGCACCGTCGTTCACTCGCCCCATTGATGCGCGTCATCCTGCAAGCCGAGCCTTCTGGTTTTTACGAACACGCGATGATCTGGGGCGGAATCGTCGGTGGGCGACATCGGGTCCAGGGGGGCCGTATTACCAGAGTATTTCACTCATTATTGCCAGTCGTGATCGCGAAATCAAGTTTCCTCCTCTCATTTGGAACACACTTACGCTTCAAGCAAAAGAGGATAAAGATCCAGGATTCTCTATTGGTGAAATGAATTGGGATATTGGTTCTTACACCGGCCTCCCATCAAAGCGCGAGAGAGTTCCTGAAGGTTCTGTGAACTTCTCCACTGCCGACAGGCCTGTGATATACATTGAGGTTCTTCCACCTGTTGCGCCGCAGCTTTTTACCACTGGTGTCCTTGAAATGCTTTTTGTGGTGGAGTCGTGGAGCTTGTACACTATTGAGGAGGGGCGCGGGGCGCTTCGGTACGGAAATTAGGTCTAGTCAAATAGGATGGGCTCCAGAGCCGCAGGAACAATTGTAACTCTGTTGGATCTCACGGATCGTGACGCCCAAGAGAATGATATTTTTCCACTTGACACCGAGACGACGTGGTTCACCCGCGATCAGGACAGGAAGACGATTGAATTCACTCCGCAGATTCAGACAATTCCCTTCCGTGGTCCGGCAGAATTCGGCCAGCACTTTCTGTTTGAGATCGGATCGGTTATGACAGGAGATCTCCTCTTCGGAACTGCCCTGCAACTGGAATTATCCCATTGGCTAGACGATTCCACTAGACTTCAGTTGGAGGCGGGGACGATCCGATACACCGATCCGAGCCAAGCATGGGAATACGCAAATTCACTCGGGACGGCCTGTATACAATCTGCGGAACTGGAAATAGACGGCAAAACAATTGAGAAGATTGACGGTGATTTCATCAACGTCGTCTCACTCCTCTTCGCGGACTACAATTCACAGGTAGGAGTTGGCTACGATCACATCGGTCGTGTTCCCATTTCAATGCTGCGACAGGTTGCCACACAGGCCACTCCTCGCTACATAGCAGGGCCGAGGAGCTATCCCACCGAGGATGGATTTATCAACTGTCCGTTGCCGTTCTTTTTCAGCCGCGTGAAATACCAGGAGGCGCTCTCTATGGCCGCGATCAAGGATGGTCTGGCGCGTATTCGGGTGGTACTCCGTCCCTTCAGTGAAATCGTTCGCCAGATCCGTGGGTTTCGCGATACGTGTACGTCGGTTCCTCTCGGTATTCCGATTTCGTTCACGAATGTGAAAACAGGGGTGATCACGACCGTGATGACAAACCCTGTTGAGCCGAACCTGAAGTCCGTGTCCCTGTTGACCCACGGCGCTATCATGGACGGTGAGATTCGGCAGAAGATGATCTATTCGGCGTTTGAAACGTTGCATCGTGAGCTGCAGATATTCTCGTTTGATGAACCTATAAAATACGCCGTTCTGAAGAAGGAGGATACTGTGCTCGTGCAGCTTCCTCTGGAGGCGAATCACCCTGTGGAGGAGATCCTGTGGTTTGTGCGGAGGAAGGGGGTGGGTATAAACAACGAGTGGACGAATTACACGGATACGTTGGAACAGGAGTGGTCGCTGTCGTCGTCTGGACTCGTGAAACCTCTGCTCGTCTCTGCTGGGCTCCAGGTGAACGGGATTGAGTACGTTCAGGCCGAGGAGCAGTATTTCCGCCAACATATTGCAGGGAAACATCCTGGGGGATATGTTGCATATTCCAACTTTGTGTACGGAATCTCGTTCGCAGAGACTCCTGGAAAACATCAGCCGAGTGGATCCATTAATGCGTCTCGTGCGAACTCTATTCGTCTCAATATGGAAGTGCGGGCTCCTGGGGGTGTGCTAGATGGGTCGTGGGAAATCAAGGTATTCTGTATTGGGATGAACTGGCTGCGGTTTGAGAACGGCCTCGCAAATCCTGTGTTTGGGGATTGATGCTGCCTAAATACTTGGTCCTGTATACGGGTATACAATGCCCTACGTTTCTACAATGTACGGGCTCTCTGGTCCTGTCGGCCAGTCTACTCTCTATGGTTCTGTCGGCCAGTCTACTCTGTCTGGTCCTGTCGGCCAGTCCACACTGTCTGGTCCTGTCGGCCAGTCCACACTGTCTGGTCTCCTGGACCAGTCCACTCTGTCTGGTCTCGTCGGCCAGTCCACACTGTCTGGTCCTGTCGGCCAGTCCACACTGTCTGGTGTCCTGGGCCAGTCCACACTCTATGGTACCTCCGCAGGCCCAAGCCCACAGACCTCAAGCATTGCAGGATGGTCTACCATAACAGGCAGCACTCTGCTACGCATTGACGCCGAAAACGCCCTCAAGGGGCTTCGCTTTGCAACCAAATTCAAGGATGTCCTAGAGTACAGCGACACCGAGACCGCCAGACTTCTCGTCCAGCACCTGCAGGATTGGTTTCAGGCCGAGTACAATTCCACTGGGGCGCATGATGCAGCCGAGTGCCTCAAGCTAATGACCGATTTTTACATGGAGTATTCTGGCGGCTATGACAAGTGTCTCCGCATTTTCCCACGTAAGAACCTATGGCTCAAGCTGCTTGAGCTGAAGCTCTATGAGTCCCGCGTATTCCAGAGGGCGATGGAGTTTGTGGTATGGACGTCTTGAGGGGTTTACTTAAATATTTACAGATATCTATACTATAGATGGAGTGCAAATATCATAAAATTTTAGAAGAATTATACCAGTCTCTATTACACAGGGTTGAAAGTCATTATGAATGGCCGTATTTTGAGTATTGGTTAGGTGATGAATCGTATTTAGGAAATATCTATAAAGAAAAGGTTGAAGAAATATTAGAAGAACCACTTACAGAGGGACAAAAAGCTCTGCTCGAGAAAAAAGGAGAAAATTTAGAAACACGAATTCATAAATGGTGTAGTACTTGGAAGACGAATAATCCAGAACTCCAGAATCAACGAATGCCTATAACTTGTTTAAGGGTAAAGATATATCAATACCTACTCTATCAATTAAATAAAGCAGATATGATAGCTATTATTGGCAACCCATGTTAATCTCCTTGCTATAAAAATGACAAACTGGTATCTTTATTTTTAAATATAAAGATGTCAGTTTGTAAAGGGCGTGGTGAATGTATTAATCAATGTGTATGTACATGTTATGATGATGAAGACTATGAGATTCCTTCTGAAGTCTGTAGGTGTGGACATAGAAATCATACTACAATGACTGGTGGAAATACTGAATATGATATATATTGTAAGACTGAATGTCCTCATAATTGTCAGCTTATCGAGTGCCGTAATTATAGGCTATGTGGAAAAAAAGGAGCACAACAATATCTTGATGCTCATAATGGTATGTGCAGTGATTGTGCCATAATGATTGGTAAAATTAAGTTTCTAGATACACAAGACGAATGTCCTATATGTCTTATGAATAAAGATATGATTCAGATTAGTTGTGAAAAGCATACAGTGTGTCTGGAATGTTGGAAGAACTGTTCTGAAACAGAAAATAGACCTATCCCTTTATCATGCCCTCTATGTCGTGAAAGCATTTGGAAATGGCGCGCTGCTTGGGAGCCAGCCCCACCCCCCGCTTAAATTAAGCACCACCTACCTGTAGAGATGGTCGCCTCGCTGCTGCGAGTTTTACACAGTGGAATTCAAAATTCGCGACTCCTTCCCCCGAAGGGTAATCCGACTATTGAACTC